CATTATACACGTCACGAAGACCTTGCGAGATACCGCTCCCCGCTGCCTTCACACCAGTATCCCAGGATGGCCACGAGGCTCCGTGGAGGAGGTTCATCGTATCCTCATCCATGTCATACTCCTCCGGGTCGGGAGGATTCAGTTCAGCGAGACGGTTGTTGATTGCCGACATGACTTCAGGACGTGGACTCATGTCGTTATTCCCACCGTCCCATCCCTCGATACGAGTGAGAACTGAGTCGTCTTCGACTCGTTTAATTATGTCGTCGGGAATCTCGAGATGATGGATATGGGGTTCGTTCAACCCGTCCTCCTCCATCGCTGACGCTAGGTAATACTCATCAGTAAACACGTTCGTCAGCGGGATTCCCATAGCATCGCTATACCCCTCAGCATCTTCAACGATGAGCTCCGCGTTCCCGACCTCGACGACAACAGCTTCCTGGAACCCACCGGCGAAGTCGTCGATAACAATCCGGTCACCCTCGTTGAGATTCTGCACAGCTTCCTCGGACATATACTGGTCCATCTCATCGAGGTTGAACCGTTTGTCACTATCAACCTGCTCAACCTTCGGATGGATTCCACGCTCCTCCAGCATATCTCCTACGTCATGCCGGAACTGATAATTACCCTGGTCGTAAAACTGCATGAGGACCGCGGGATTATCGACTTCTTCGAGTGCGTTCGACAACGTGCCCGCGGGAATATCGTCAGGATTCCCCATGCCCGTCGGAAGCGGTTTGTCGCCGTCGATATACACGTCCCAGACCTCCTCGTAGGTCCATTCTCTGTCCACGTAGTCGTTCTCATCGGGGCTCGTGATTGTACCTTCAGGCAAGTCCTCGATTCCAACGCCCATCTCAAGAAGTGACGTGACCGAGCCCTCACCCGACACGTCCGGGCCATCCTCTTTGTAGAGGAAGTCGAGGTCTATGTCGAGCGCGTTCGCACGCACCTCGATGAACTGCTTGCCCGTCTTCCTGTTCGGGCCTTCCATTTCTGCCTGTATGCAGTCCTTGATGAGCTCCGGGTCGTCAATCTCGTCCATGTACTCGTGAAAGTCGTCGACTGGGATGTCTCCCACGTCGTCGTTGAGTACACGGTCAGCGACGATTTTTCCGAACTGCGTGTCTACGTCGTAGTCGCCGACTTCGAGCTCGTCCTCATCGAGGCCGCCATCACCGCCCTGCCCGGGCAGTTTCTCGTAATAGAACGCGCCTTGCTGCGTCGTCTGAACATCCGCCCACTCGGGCGCCATCTGCTCCGCCTCAGCGCGCGTGTCTGCGTCGCTGATGTATATCTTGTACTTGTCGAGGATACGGTCAGCCTTCTCGAAGATTTTGTTCTTGACCGTGTTCTCGTTCGTCTCTGCGTCGTCACGCCGCGGGCGCGTGTGCAGTTCTCCCCTCGCGGCGTCATAGAATCCTCGACCCTCAGGCCCATCATACCGAACGTACCGCTTTCCGAGGCGCTTACCCAGTTCGTCGATAGGCACCTCATAGTAGTACTCACCCGGGTCGTCCTCATCAGCGACCTCGAGGTCCACGGAATCAGGCGCCTCGGAGGTGTCACGGATGAACACACGAACGTTCTCGCTAATCTCGATGGGCTCAGTCATCTGACTCCTCCCGCGGGACGAGTTTGAACGTGTCACCCTCGCGCGTCATCTCGAGGTCGCTTGCCTTGTCCATCTTCCCGGGTGATTGGAACCTCGGGTCACCGTCGCCCTCCTCAGGTTTCGGCGCCATCCCGCCTTCTGCGCCGCCCTGCGGGCCTGGGTCCTGTTCCTCGTCCTGCGCGGGAATCGACCCCGCCTCGGGGTCACCGTCCTCGCCCATCATGTCCTCATCGCCACCGCCCATCATATCACCGAGGCCACCCATGCCGCCTTCAGGTTGCTCCTGCTCGGGCGACTCGAGTTTGCCCGCCTTGATGTCTGCGCGGTCGTTCGCTGTCCACTCAACGTCTGCACCGATTTCCAACGCGAGCTTCGCCATCTTGAGGTGCGTCTGCGTGAGCTGCGCTTCCTCCTGCTCGTCCTCCTCCTCGACCGTATCAATCTCGACAGTCCAACCGTCTACGCCGAGTTGACCGAGGATTGCCGGGATGAACGTGTTATTGAAGATGGTGCGCAGTCGGTCGGCGCTCCGATTACTGACCTGAATCTCCATCGACTGCGACAGACCCGCGTTCTCAGGTGACCCACTCTGGAATACCGCGGTGACACCGTACTTCGCGGAAATCCTGTCGAGGAACCACTCCCTCATCTCCATGTGCTGCATGGCGGCAGGCGACTCAAGTAGGTTGATGAACTCGATAGGCTTACCGCTGTCCCCCGCTTGAGAGTCGTCGATGAACGTGGGGATATAGTTGGGGTCGTTCCGCAGCTTCTCCATCTCGCCCTTGTTGAACGCGCGGGTGGATTCGCTGTTCGAGGACGAGATAATCATAGCGCCACGCGGTGCGCGACGCTCCTTATACGCCTCTCGATACCAGGTGTCCATTTTCTCGAGGGTAGACGCCTCGTCCCACAACGTGAGGATAGGCGAGTACCCGTAGAACTTCGACGGTTCGTACTCACTCGCGTGTACGAACTCTCCACGGATGAAGTAATTTTCCGGGTTGTCGTTGTTCTGACGACCTTGACCTTCGAGTCCTACTGCGTATGCAGGGTACGTGTGATTCCCGCAGTCACACCGTTCTCCCGTTGACTTTGCTACGTACTCATCACCACGCTTCGCTCGACACTCGACACACACGTAGAACTCGTTCCCGAAGCTCCCGTTGTCGTCCACCGAGTATCGCATGAGTTCCGGCGGTGCGCGGTGAACGCCGCTCAGCTCGTAGTCCTGAATCTTCCCGTCCTCATCAGTAACATACGAACGCTCGAAGATGAGCCATCCGTCGTCGAACGACTGGATGTCCCACCCGACCTCCTTCAAAATCTCGACGAGCGTTTGCCCGACTGAATTCTGTTCTGCGGGTTCGAGGTCGGTGTTGACCTGAGAACGGAAATTCGACTGTCCGAGGAACGACTCGAGAAGGTACTTGTCCTCCTTCTGCGGGACCTGAAACACCACCCAGTCGTCACATTCCGGGCAGCGTCGTTCTGCGTCCAGGTCAATATCGTCGCCCTCCTCGAGCCACGAGAACGTATCGTAGAACGGTTGCAGCGTCTCGAACTCTTCCTTGCACGAAGGACACTTCGCTTCCCACTGCTTCTCGATATCCGTAAACCCACGCCTGAAGGTCTGCGATACCTTCTCCTCGATGGCGTTGTTGACCAGCGTCGAGTTCTGCCGAAGTCGGTAGATGAACGACGGGCTGACGCGACGCTGATAGGGTGGTTGCGGCTCACGTCCACGCGGTTGCTCCGCGCGTGAGAAGGACGGGTAACCTGCCCCGTACTTCGACAGCATGCCGGCGATACGTTTGTCCAGAGTGTTCGTAACACGGCTACGAACGGCCTTTCCAATTCTTGTTGCCATGATTTACCAGGTATCGTTAACGGTTTGCGACCACTCTTGCATCTCGTCCATGGTCATCTGCCCTCTGGCTTCGAGCGTATGAACGAAGTACCGGAGCGCGTCCATCCCGTGGTCGTTCTTTTTCTGCGGCTTGTCCTCGTTGTCTGAGTCGTTCCACTTGTACCCCGTTATTTCCCCCACCGTCTTAACCGGGTCGTTGTCCTCATCGAGAACGTCGTCAGGCTCATGCACACGAGCCCCCTGCATGATGTAGAGACCCGGTTTTCCACGCTCGTCTTTTTGCAGGCGCGACTTCACGGATTGGATGCCCGGCGACACGTCCTTCGTCGCCTGAGCAACGTCGACCCCGTGACGTTGAAGCGTCGCTCGGTCCTCGGCATTCCAATCAGCGAAGGACTGGTCAACGACGTGTCCCTGCGGGTCAAGTTTTTTGATTTCTCCTGCCAGGTCCTCGACGAGCGATTCCGTCTTGTAGAGTTCACGGAACAGGACGTACTGGTCGTCCGGTCCTCGACCCCACCACTGACACACGAACGGGTTACGATACCCGAAGTCGATAGTTCGGTACACACGCCAGTCATCGGGCGGAGACGCGAAGTACGCCTCGCCGTCCTCGTACTCCTCCGTCCGAATTACATCCCAATCTCCGGGAAGCTCACGCGGTTTAACGTGGTGCACATCCGGGTCCCACTCGTCGTAGATGAGACCTTCTGCACCGACCCATTTACCGAGGATATATCGGTCGTAGTACACGCCCGAGTAGTTCGCCTTGTTGTCCTCAACGTAGTCCTGCGCCAGGTGGGGATTATCGTCCATGCGCAGGGTGAAGTGCTTGCCGCGGTTGTCCTCGAAGAACCAACGGTACATCCAGTGTCCTGGGTGTTCCGGGTTCGTCGCTGCGAAGATTTGACGGTAAGGGACGTTATATTCGTAGTTGCCGACACGGCGTCCGTCGAAACGGAGACGACCCATGAGCTGGGTCCACTCACCTTTCGACAGTTCAGAAGCCTCGTCAACAAAAATCCACCCGAACTCCATCCCACCAATCTTACGCGGGAGGTCGTCGTCCCCCGTCTTACGACCAGAGTCGAGCCCGTGATAGAAGATTTCCGACGTGACGGGTTCACCGTCAGGCGTTTTCTCGCCCGTGTAGTGTTCTATGACGTGTTCCGAACGGTTGTGGTCAACGATATGAGACGGAGGAATAACGTCCTCGAGGAGCGTCTGATTGACCGTTGTTGACTTCACGTCAGTGAACGTCTTACGAACGATGAGCCCTCTATTGCCAGGGTACATCTGATTGAACCTGTACCCCTTCTCACACCCGACGAGCGTTTTGCCCGTACCGAACGCGCCAGACAGGAGAACCTGCCTGTCCGTGCAGTTAAGGAACTCCTCCTGCTTGTCGAAGGGCTCGAACGACCAGGCAGCGGATTCCCCCGAGCTACTCATGCGTCGTCTGTGGCTTCTACATCAATTTCTGCGGGTTCCTCGTTGACGTGCTGAACATCCGCTTCCGGGAAGTTCCCCTGGTCGCGCACCTCGTACACCTTCTTCTCCAGATGGACGGATTTGTTCTCCTGCTCCACCTTATCGGGTGCCTCGAGTCCCATCAGGTCCTCGATGTCTTGGATGATTTTGCGCTTTTGAATCCAGACGTTCTTCAGTTTCGACGTGTCGGGTACCTCCTTGTAGTCCTGAGGCACCGGAATCTGCGTGCTAACCGTCGGGCTCTCCGCGTCGTCGCTGAAGTGCACACCTTCGGGGGAGTTGACTTTCACCTCGACGTTCTTCGGTGTGTACGACGAGATGACGGTGTCTTTTGCTTGGAGGAGGTCGTCCTCGATATCTTCGAGCTTCTTGAGCTCGCGTTTGAGTTTGACGACGATTTCCATGCGCGTGCGGGCCTGCGCTTCCGCAGCGGCACGTTCCACCTCCTCTGCCATTTCTGTGTTATACACGTAGTCCTCGATAGTCGAGCGGGAGACGTTGAGGTACTCCGCTATCCTGTCGAGGTCCCACGGGTCCTCATCGCCGAGCCCGTAGTACTTGGCGAGAGCAACCTCTACGCGGGTTTCTTTCTTCCTGAACTTGGGTCTGTCACCTGGCATACGCGCTCTATAGTACGTTTCCAGTCAGGCGACCTTCAACATCCCGCAGAGAATTTGACCGACCGAGATACCTGTTGAACTAGGACGGAGTATAGCCCTTCTAAAGACAGTTGACGGGCGGTAGACCTGTTCTCGGGGGTTTCAGTAGTACGTCGCGGTAACTCTGATGGCCTGACGTTGACTGCTATACCCCGCTTCGCGTATTCTTGGTTGCATAGGCGCTTCTAAAGGCGGTTTACGTTTTTGCTACTCTACGGTATACGCTTTGGTACGGTATTTTCTCCGCCAAGTATTTATGCTCGACCTGTGTACTACCATGTGTGAGGTGACACAGATGAACCACACTCTCGTTCGCGTTGGTGCGGGAATCTGGGCGTTAATCGTCCTGTTCCTGACTGGCGTTATGATGGTGGCGAGCGTCTCAGGCGGGTTCTGACCCGTGTTTGAGTCACTCGTCGCAGAAATGCAGATGATGCTCCTGCTGTCGTTAGTCATATTCCTCGGAGGACTGTGGGTGACGATGGGCGTGTACGTTTTCCTACGTCACGTCGAGAGGAAAAGTCGGAGTCGGACGAGTTACGGTCGCTATTAGACGTTATCCATCGCTTCGAGCTGATTCTCCCCGATATTGACGTAGACCTCCTCGTCTGCCTGACCAGGATGACCGCGAAGTTGTGCCTCCTTGAGATTGCCGCTCGACGACTTCATATTGACGAAGCATGACACGGTGTGCTGCATGAGGGAACCCCCGTAGACAGCGTCTCCTGCACCGAAACCACTGGGATTCCCGTACACCTGCGCGGTGAGAATTACCGGAGCACCCAGTTCGTCACACAAGCGCTCGAGACGACGTAGGTGAGCGCCCATTTCTTCGGAACGTTGACTCAGCGAGCCACGTCCGTCGAATTGCTCGGCGAGGCGGAATCGAGCGGTGAACGAGTCGACCACAACGAGAGACACTTCGTCAAACGCTTCTCGCACTTTTTCGTATGCGAGCTTCTGCTTCTCGAGGTCGTATGCCTTTATACGATATATGTCTTGCTGAGTGTCTTCCTCGTTCGCCAAGGAGCGGAGGCGTTCAGGGCGATAACGGTTAGGCTCCGTCTCGATGTAGACAGCAGGCTTTCCTTCGTTCTCAACAGCATGCACCATCGAGTTAAACGCGACCTGTGTCTTCCCCGAACCTGCTTCCCCCGACAGCGTAATGAGGAACCCCTCCTCCCATCCTCCACCGAGTAGCCTATCGAGCTTCTCCATACCACTCGTGACGTATCCCTTGCTGTCGTACTCATCCTGTACGTCTTGACCCGTTTGCAGAATTACTGCTTCACGGTTTGCTCGTTGATGTATCTTCTCTGCTTTTCCTTCAGTCAGTCCTGCTTCATCAACAAGCTCATCCACCGTAGCCTTAGCAATCTTGTCGATTGTATCAAATCCGGCTGGCTTCAGCTTATCGTTATACGTTACCTGTCCGACTCCTGTTAGCTCTGTTACTTCCATGATTAGTGTTGCTGTATCCAGTGTCGTTAGTTCAAATCCATTATACTACTACTACCACTGCTACGTTTACAGCAACAGCTACGGTGACAGGGGTATTAACGCTTAGTCTCTATTGACGGGTGGCTGCTGGACCTATTCTTGCGGGCGGACTTAGAACCGACCCTTTACGGAGGGGTACGGTAAACGAAAAGACGCAGATGAAACGAGGAGATATGCTATGACGGACGTGGCGCAAGAACTTCAAGATATCGCAGACGACACGGGGAAGGACGTGTCTGACCTGAAGGAGCGATACCAAAACAAACTCAGCGACGCACGCAAAAACGCTGAGGACGACCTGAGTGAGGACGCCATCAAGTCCTTCGCGGTGCGTATGGTGCGCTCGGAAATCATGCGTCAGGACCGCACGTCGTCCTTCTCGGGTGAAGTCGTCGAGATTCCGACTCTCGCACTCGGTCACGGTGGCATCCGGCGATGGGGTCGAAACAACCCGAACACTGAGGAGCGAGATGTTCTGTTCGCGTATGGCATCGTCAATCCTCACGACAAAGCAGTCGGTATCGGGGTGTTTATCTTCGACGAAACCGACGGCGTTGACCTGGGCGACATGAAGGCGAAGTTCCGTCCGCTCAACGAACTGAAGGTGTGGAATTCCATCGAGACAGGCGACGTGAAGGCGACGGGCGACCCCGAACCCACGCCAATCTACGTGTGCTGGTCGTCGGACAAGACGAAGGCAGAAGAAGGTGACTTCGAGGACCTCCCGGACAGCAAGGACGGGAAGCGGAAAGTCATCAACAATCAAATCGAGGATGCGGCAACGCTCGCAGACGTGGGTGACCACCTGTCCGTCGGAGACTCGGATGACTTCTCACACGAAGGCGACCTCAAGCGTATCAGCGGGTACGTGGTCGACCACTATCAGGGCGAGTCGCAGAACGGTAATCCGTTCGGCATCTACAATATCCTCGACGATACGGTGGTCGACCCGAACGACCTCCGTGAGGAGATTACCGGTGGCGATGACCGGAACGCGGGTCTTACCGCGTGGACGCAACCGGACCTGATGGAGTTCGGCAACGACTCTCAGTGTGACTTCTACGGTACAATCACGCGCGAGGACAGCGGAGACAACAAGGGTCAGGTGCAGATTAACGTGGTCGGCATCGTTCCGTACATCTCCATGCCCATCGACGACAACTACGGTAACGGCGGCGGAAGCAACGACGACGATAGCACGGAGACCCAAAGCCTATGAGTTGGGGAATGGACGACGACGAACTGGAGGCTGAGGACCTCGAGGCGGACGACGAAACCGCGAACGAAGAAGCGGCGGAGGATACCACTGAGGACACGTCCGACGACGCTGGAGGATGGGGTTCGGACGTGGGCGACGTGGAGGATGCCGACGACGACACTGAGGAGAAGGAGGTCGGGTTCGCCACTCAGTTCGCCTCCCTCGTGGACGCGGAGAACGTGGAGAGCATCACCGTGTCCACTATCGAGGACAAGTACAAAGAAATCGACGACACCGACGCTCTCGAGAAAGCGCTCGAACAGGACACACGTTCGTCTGCGTGTGAGGTGTACGAGCGTCGTCTCAAGCAGGTTCGTCCTGACGACGATGGAGACGACGGGGCGACCGACGACGACGTAGCAGAGGCGTTAGACGACGTAGATGACGCGGGAAACGACTCCGACGACACCTCGCCCGGCGAGGACGACGAGACGTCTACCTCTACGTCGCAGGACGACGAGACGCCGGAGAACGAATCCGAGAGCACTTCGACAAGCAGTCCCGACGACACCGACGACAGCGACAACGGTGACGGGTGGGGCATGGACGATGCTGAGGAGGACGACGACCTCGAGGAAGTCGATACTGATGAACTCGACGACTTGGGGGTAGAGAACCTCGCCGACGAAGGTACGGATGACACGTCGGACGATACTGAGGAACCGGAGACGACCGAAGTGTCTTCGTTAGACGAGAATCCAGACGGTATCGCAGACGTGGAAATCGGCAACGTCGCGCCGAACGCCATGGATACCAGTGAGGCAGCAGAGCAACCGTACCTGTGGCGTATCCTCGGGTGGGCAGAACCCGGTAAGGGTAAAACTCACTTCGGGTACACCATGCCTCAGCCGGTGTGCATTATCGACACGGAGGGGAAAGCACATAACCTCGCCTCGAAGTTCGAGGAAAAGGTCACGTACATCTGGCAACCTGACGACTACGACGAGGCACGAGATGCCCTCGACGAAGCGATTGAGGTGCTGCACAAGTACCTCGAGAAAGGTCACCGCGGGACCATCGTAGTCGACTCGATGAGCGAGATGTGGGAGTGGTCGAAGCAGAAGTACGTCAGTAAGGCGTACCAGGGGAAGACGCTCGATGAAGTCAACCTCTCCTCGAATATGGGACGCTCCGGCGAGAGTGACTGGAAAGTCATCAAACGGTACCACAACAAGCGTTTCCGTGAGGTAATGATTGACACCCCGTTCCACTTCTACTGGACGGCCATGCAGACGGACGACTACGAGGCCATCATGGAGGGGGATGAAGGGAACCCGAAGAAACCGGTGGGCGAGCGAGACAACGCCTACAAGGTCGACCAGATTCTGCGCTTCGTTGAAGGTCCTGATGGCGAACCCATCGGACAGTTGCAGAAGAACGGGCTGTCGAAGTACAGTTACACGGGCCTGCGGTATCCCACGTTCGACAAGCACCAGCAGGTGTGCGAGGAAATCCGTGACCTCGAGGACGAGGGCAAGGACCCGATGCTCGAAGAAGTGCTCGGTGGCGACGTGCAAGTCATCGAGGGTAATCCTGGACGGTGGGGCGATGACTGAGTTAGAGCGTCTCGCCGGTGTCGGGCCAAAAACGGCGGGTATCCTGGCTGAAGCAGGGTACGAGAGCGCCGAGGAGGTCCTGACTGAGGACAACGATGAACTGCTGTCTGTCGAAGGTATCGGGCGCGGCCTGGTGATGAAGATGGAAATCACCGAGGAACGGAACCTCAAGGGAATCCGTGTCCCGCGTGACTGGCGCACTACCCTGAAGGATGCCGTCGAGGGTACGGAGTACACGCTCAGTGACGCCCTACGTGTTCTCCTGCCTGACGACGTAGAGGCACACCGGATGGAGATTCCGGAGGAAGAGTACGTCTCGGTGTACGTCGAGGAAGACGTGCATGACGACGTTAACGAACTGGCGGGCGAGAACGTCACCGCACTCGACGTTCTGGACAGATACCTCGGCGATGTTAGACCCGAGGCGATAAGTGCCCAACTCGACAACGAAGTAAGTGCGGACAAGAACGACGAGAACGACAACGATGACTGAAGTTACCAAAGCGACTATCACGGCCGACGCGAACCGACTCGAGCAGATGATTAAGAAGGCGTCCCTCAAGGCGTCTGCTGGCGATGCTGTGCACTCGGAGGTGTACGTCAACGTCGGTGGCGGCGAGGCGCGGTTCCTCGCGTCCAAGCAGAACAACAGTGTCATCTCGTACTCGACCTTCGGTGATGGTTTCCTGACCACGACCGAGGTCGACCAAGACCTCCTCATCGAGGACAACAACGGGACGGCGGAGGCGATTATCAACGTCGAGGACTTCCTCACGTATCTCAACTACGCGCAGGACGACCCGAGCAGTACGGTCGAACTGACACTCCTCGGTGACGAGGAGGACCGCCTCTGTCACGCGCTTCAGTTTCACGGAGCGATTCAGACGCGCGTCATGCTACCCGCGAGTGAGTCGAACCTCGATGAGGTTCCGCTCGACGCCGTGGGACGTTTCGACGAGGACACTCACTCGTTCCTCACTGGCGAAGGCGAACCGATGGAGGCACTCATCGAGACGGACGTGCGAGAAATCAACCGTATCGTGGACATCGTCAACGACGACGACGACACGAAGTTCTACCCGATTACCATCCAGGACGGCGAGCTGTACCTGAGTGTTGGGAAGGATGAGCGACGTAACGCCGCGTGGGGTGCGCTCAACGCAGACAACGTCGAAGGTCCCGACCTGTCGAACGAGTACAACCAGGGGTTCGAGGAACTCTTCGGCACGCTCTCGGGAGACGTGCGTATCGAGACGCAGGAGGAACTGCCTATCTGCGTCGTCCAGGACGAGTACGAAGGTCAGGTGCTCCGGAACGTTATCGGCCCGGTCAACAAGAACTAATCGCCTGACCTCGCTATGGACCCAATTCAAAACCTGCTGTATGGTAAGTTCCCGCGACGGGTCGGTAACCCGGTTCAGTGGCCCGTCCATAGCGACAGTGAACTGGACGCAGTCATCGAGGAGTGTGAAGGCGAACGTAACCTGTACGCCACCATCTCGCACTTCGACCTGACCGAAGGTGGCGGTGTCATGTCCGACAAAATCTCCATAGACCTCGATTCACCGATGAAGGAAGCCGCGTTCCCACGAACGGAGCGCGACGATGAGAAGGTCATGCTCATGCGAGATGACCTGGACCTCGCGCAGGAGGTCTTAGGTGAGGTCGTGGAAGACGCTCGGAGAGTCGCCGAACGCGCACAACGTGAGGAAATACCGCTCGTAGGCGTTTTCTCCGGGTTCGGCGTACATCTACACCTTCTGTACCAGGAACAGTTGCAGGCGCGTCAGCACCTCGCTACGACGGTCAGACGATACCTCGACGAACTGGACCTGAACACCCTCGATATTCAACTCATCGGGGACGTTCAGCGTATCCTCAGAATTCCGAACGTGCGACGGGTGTACGTTGACTCTGAGCGTGGTGAGTCAATCACTGAGGACACGCATACGATGGCGTGTCAACTCTATACGATTCCCATGACCCGCGGTGAGGTAGCGAACCTCACGGTTAAGGAGTTGCTCGAGTGGTCAGAATCACCTCGACAGATTCCGCTCCCCGAGCAGGAGCGTCCGGAAATGCAGGTGTACGATGACTACCTGGAGGAACGTGCGACGGTTCGGGGTGAGGTCGAGGTTGAGATTGACGTTGAGAACTACGAACGACAGGGTATTCTGAACATGCTGAAAGAATTACTTCAGATGCCCTGTATGTACGAGCGACTCGTACAACCGAATCCGCACCACATGGTACGATTCAACAGCGCGGTTCTCCTGTTCAACGCGGGGTTTACGCGGCAGGAGATTGAGGAGATGTTCATGTCTCTCGGGTGGGTTGACGCCGACCGTGGGAAGACACGGAAATTCCTCAAGCAGATACACAAACGCGGGTACTCCGATATGTCGTGCCAGTCGATTCAGTCGTTGGGTCTCTGCACGCGAAAGGAGGAACCTGAGGATTGCTCGACCTTCGGTTGGTCGGGTGGCAAGGCAGAATGGGTAGAATAAATATGACGCAAGACACCATCAAAACCTTCGAGACGACAGATGAAGCGGTATCGTTCCTTTACAACAACCCGGAGTTCGACGGGGATATCCGGGTTCTCGAACGGGAAGGCGAACCTGAACCACGCGACCTGACTGACGCCGAGGAGACCTCGTACAACCCGGACCTCCCGGTGCAAGACGACGACCCGACTCATCGGTGCCTGTACCTCCTCGACAACAACGACGCGGATTCGCCGCGCAGCATGCTGAGCAACTACGACCTGCGTGAACTGTCGGCAGGTGGTGACTTCGAGCCGAGTCCCGCGACCTCAGCGTTGCTCAAGGCGGGATACGCGAACGAGCGCAAGGACGGTCGGCGTTCGTACTACTACGTCACCGAGGAAGGACGACGACTGCTCGAACGACTGGGCGACCCTGCATCTGAGGTCACTGGAGACGACGTGCTGAGGTTCTAACCATGTCAGGAACGTTCATCACTGTAGAAGGTCTCGACGGTGCAGGCAAGACGCTCGTCGTTAAGGCCATCAAACGAAAGTTCGACGCTGAGACGACGTGCGAACCGTCTGAGTTCTGGACGGGGAAGCAGGTGCGCAAGGCGCTTCGGAACGACACGCCGGCGTTCACTGACTTCTTCCTGTTCATGGCAGACAGGCACTATCACATAGAAGAGTTCATCAAACCCGCAGTCGAGGGTGGTGGAATCGTCGTCTCTGACCGGTTCTCTGACTCGACGCTCGCGTATCAACCGGTTCAGTTGCAGGACGACCTCGATGACCCTGTGGCGTGGATGTCAGATGTAATGCGCCCCTGGAACTACATCCCGGACCTGACCATCTACCTCGACGTATCGGTGGACACCGCGCTCGAACGCTGTGACGGTGAGGAGAAGTACGAGAAGCGTGAGATGCTCGAACAGGTCAAGGCGAACTACGAGCAACTCATCGAGCGAGACGTGGATTACCCGAAGTACGCGGTTGTGGACGGTGAGCAGTCGAAGAAGGAAGTGCGTGAAGAGGTCCTCGCCATCGTTGAGGAGGAAATCTAACATGGAACACATAGAAATCATCCGAGAGCCGATGAACGAGCGAGAAATAGGAGTGGCGTTCCTCGACCGGCAGAAGGTCGAGGTAAAAGCATACGGTGACACACTTCCAGAAGCGTTCGAGAACCTGGCACGTATCATGCGCGAGAACGACGAGTACGACGACACCGAGACGGAAGCGTTCTAAGCCAAGAACGACCCGTTCTCTCGACGAAACAACTGATAACCCTTTGCGGATAACTACAAACGAAGCATGAACGTTGACGACAAAATCTGGACGGGATGCTTAATGCCAGATACGTCTAACGCTCATGTCGTGAATATGCAACTGACCGAAGAAGACAAACACTATCTGGGCGGAATCCTCGATGGTGAAGCAGGAATCTGGATTGGTGTGTCCAAGGATTCTACCCTCCGTCTCGATTATCGGGTTGAACCGAAGGTCGAGATAGGCATGAAGGACACCGAGGAAACCGAGGTAGTGAAGGGATTACTCGCGCAAGCGTGCGAGGACCTCGATGTGACCCATACGTTCCGTGACCAGGACGGTGACGGGTACGCATGGTATTTCAAGATACAGTCGAGGTCGAGCGTTCTCACGTTCCTGCGTGCGTTCGTCGGGTATACTCGTGCGAAGCGAAACGACGTAGAGACGATACTCGACGTGAATTGGGAGCATCGCTGGATGGACGAAGACGACTTCCTGGAAATCATGGAAACACGAGACGAACTCCGTAAAAACTCGAACAGAGACAGTAAGTACAGTGCAGAATACTTCCGAGAAGAGGTGTTCAACTAATGAACGTGGATGATAAGATATGGGTTGAAAAGTACAGACCGCAGACGCTGGATGAGATAGTTGGTCACGGGGAGGTCGTGAAGCGTATGCGCGACTTCCTCGACGACGAGTCGATTCCGCACGTCCTCTTCGCTGGGAAGCAGGGTATCGGTAAGACGGCGCTCGTTCAGGCGTTCGCCAAGGAGAAGTACGGTGCCGATAACTGGCGAAACAACGTCCTGGACATCAACGCTTCCGACGAGAGTGGTATCGACACCATCCGGAACAAGGTGAGCGACTACGCGGTGCAGGGTACAATCGGTGAGCATCAGTACAAAATCATCTTCCTCGATGAGTGTGACGCGCTCTCGAAAGACGCGCAGCAGACACTTCGGCGGGTCATGGAGGACCACGCGGACGTAACGCGGTTCTTCCTGTCCTGTAACTACAAATCGGAGATTATCGGTCCCATCCAGTCGCGGTGTGCTCCGTTCAGCATCTCGCCTCTCGGGGATGAGGACCTGGTTCAAATCTCCAAAAACGTCGCGGAACAGGAAGATATTAAGGTCGCTGACGACACGCTCAAGTTGATGGTGAACGCGGCAGACGGCGACGCCCGCAAACTCATCAACAGCATGCAGGCGGCAGAGTACGAAGGACATATCGACGAGAACGGCGTCAACGTTGTCGTTTCGACGGTCAACGAGGCGCTCGTTCACCAGATAGCAGATACGGCAATCGAGGGTGACCTGGACGACGCTATGCGGCAACTCGACGTGGAGATTCTGAAGGATGGTGTCCCGGCAAACGTCCTCTGCGACACGTTCCTCAAGGTCCTCAAGAAGAAGGACCTGCCGGGCGACGTGAAGGCGAAGATGGTCGATAAGGTAGCGGAGACGAACTGGCGCGTCATGCGAGGCGCGAACCCGCACGTTCAATTCCACTCGCTCCTCGCTGACCTTCACGTTGCTCAGTACGTGTCACTCGAGGGGTACGAGCAGTGAAACCGTCAGGTGACTACAGTCGGTATTACTGCTTCAATCACCAAACCGACTTCGAGTCGCGCAAGGACGCAGCACGCCATCTCGTGCAGGTGCATGAGGTGTCCGGTGAGCAGGCGCTTGCGAAACTCGATGAGATAGATGAGATGTACGACGAGATGGACACGTTCGACGACGACATCCAGTAACGATGCCGACCTGCTCATGCTGTGGTCAGTCAATCCCGCTCGGGCAGGCACGCCTCACCGACGACGAGATACGACGCCTGCCTATGGGGAATCAGAACGACGATGAACTGACCCTCATCGAGTGGCAGTGTGTCAAGGCGGCAGCGGTTTACTACGAAGTCACCGACTGGACGTCCAAGGTCGATACGTCCCTGTCCTACGGTGAGAATATCGACTTGATGGCACGGCACGGAACGAACATGGACGCGGCCGGTGGCGCGACGTTGAAGGACCTCGCTGCCAAAGAAAAGGAAAAGATGAGGACAAGAAAATGACCGAGACACGACCTGTACCCGACTACCTGTTCGACGAGTACCTATCAGCATCGAGAGTCAAAACATTCTCCCAGTGCCCTCTCAAGTGGTGGTTCGGATACGCCGCTGACGAGAAGCGCACGAAGCCCGAGAAGGGGTATCGAGAAAAGGGGACGGCGGTTCACGAGGCGATTGAGGACACCCTCTTAGACGACGAGAGCATACGAGACAGCGGTATCCTATCGCACAGGTTCAAACGTGCCTACCGCGAGAAGGACCCGGACATACCGGAGTGGATGTACGACTCGGGGCTGAATTGCTGCGACAACGCCGCCAAGTACATCGAGAAGTACGCGCAGGACATGACGTTCCGAGGGTTTGAGGTGGAACATCAGTATCATGTCGGTGGTGAGGTCAACCAGGGGTTCAACGCGAAGATGGACATCGTCACGGGGGAGGGTGTTCTCGACTGGAAGACAGGCAAGCGTCAAGACAGCGACGGTAACGTGCGTGAATACCGGAAGCGTGAGGAACTGATTCAGGGGATGGTATACGCCGGCGCGTACCTCAACAAGTACGGGGAGTATCCGGAGTACGTCACGTTCGTCTACCTCGGCGACGGTGAGATTCGTAACCTGCAACCGACCGAGGAACGCTGGTCGGAGATGAAACAGTACGCTCGTTCGCTGCTGCAAGCGATGGGCGCGGGTAACTTCCCGGCCAAGACAGGTGGTCACTGTAGCTTCTGTGACTACGAGTACGTGTGTCCCGCGCAGGAAACCTCGATGGCGAACGTTTCGTATTGGAAATACTGAGGATGGGATATGAACGACGCGACTACGGAGAAACGTGGGAAGAGAAACGTGAGGAGGCACTCGAGCGCGACGGGCATGAGTGTCGAATCTGCGGCAAGAGTCAGAGTGTCAAGTATCCCCTGCACGTCCACCACGTTGTCAAGGTCAAGAAGTTCGACGACCCAGATAACGCACACACCCGGGACAACCTCATCACCCTGTGCAAGACGCACCACCGTCTTGTTGAGACAGGTAGGATTGAGTGTCCCGACCCCGAAGCCATAGACGAGGTTGACGTGGATGACGTGCTTGATTACTGACGACCGATAATAGGTGATTAGATGAGCGATAAATTGGTTCGAGTAACGGACCTCGACGACGAAGAACAGGACGGGGACCCCATCGTTCGCGTAGTCGGACGCGACGAGAATGATGACCGAGACGTTACGGTCATCGGGGGAACCGAACCATATCTGTTCGTCCCGCCTCACGAGAGCGCGACACAGGACTGCGTGGTGCGTGAGGAGCATGGGTACGAAGGGTACGACGGGCGACCACTCAAGAAGGTTGTGACGAAACTACCGAAGAACGTCAGCAGTATCCGTGACGACTTCTCGGTGTCATACGAAGCAGACATCCCGTTCTCACGGCGTGTCTCAGTCGACTACGGGTTGTCGGGTTACATCCGCGTACCTGACCGGAAGCACTGCGACATCTCTGAAGTCGAGACAGATATCGACGAGGCGGACGTTGACTCAATCGACCCGCGAGTGGTCATGGCAGACATCGAGGCACTGCCTGAGTACGGTATCGACTTCGACGAGTTTACGAACGAGGCGCCTGGGGAAATCATAATGATTACCGCCTACGACACGCACACCGCCAAGTACGACGTTTTCGTACTCGACCCGGGGCGTGAGGTGGACCCGCAGGAGGTCAAGCATCATCTCGGTGACCACTGGAACGGTCACGAGTTAGCGCCTCAGTTCGTGCAGGCAGACATCGACTTGACGATTGCTGATAGCGAGTCGGCGATGCTAAATTCCTTCCTCGACTACATCGAGGACGTGCGACCTGACCTCCTATCCGGGTGGAATTGGGAGGACTTCGACCACCGATACCTCATCAATCGGATGGACAATCTCAGCGGGGTCGACCCGTGGCGTCTGTCTGACGTGGGAGGTATCTCACGCAACTACCGAAACGACCTCGAGACGATGGTCGGTCGTATCGACGGGTTGCCAGGGTTCGACATGATGGGCGCGTACTGCGACCAGATGGTGTTCAGCGATTGGCGGTCGAAGTCGCTGGATTACGTGTCGAACGAGGAACTGGGCGTCGGCAAGGTCGAAGACATCAACATCCGCGAAGGGTATGAGAAGGACCGCAGTCGACTGACGGCGTACAACATAATCGACACGCAGTTGCTCGTCGCGCTCGACGGTATGGCGGATATTCACGGGTTCTTCTACCAACTGTCCGACCTCACAGGCGTCCCGATTTACGACACGTTCTCCGCTATGCGTCTCGTGGACGGGTTCGTCATGTCTCGACGTGAGGACGACGAGATTCTCCCGAACGCGGATGGCGTTGAGGTAGACAACGCGGCAGGAGGTCTCGTGCTTGCACCGTCGTCCGGCATCGCTGAGTGGGTCGGGGTTATCGACCTGAAGTCACTGTATCCGTCCTCGATTATGACGGGTAACATCTCGAAGGAGACGATGACCAACGACAACGACGAGGCAGACGTTATTGTCCCGTGGATGCCAGAGAAGGAGGACGACTTCGGTGGTACAATCGAGCGCGAGCATATCGACTTCGACGCTGAACGCGGTCAGGGGTTGAAACTCGACGACGAGGGTATCATGCCCAAGTACCTCAAGTTGCTGTTCAGCGAGCGCGAGGAGATGAAGGACAACCGGAATCAGTACGACCCGGACACACCGATGTACCAGGTGTGGGACCACAAGCAGTCGGCGGTGAAGGTCATTATGAACTCCTTCTTCGGAGTCAGCAACAACAAGTATTACCGCCTGGCGTCTCCGGAATTGGGTGACACCATCACCGGGTTGTCTCGCTTCATCCTTTGGACGGGTGTCGAGATATGCGAGGAACTGGGATACGAGGTGCTCTACGGTGACACTGACTCGGTCATGGTGTCGCTTGCTGACCCCGAAGAGTTCGAGGACTTGTCTGAACGTGAAGCGATGGAGAAGGTCGTCGAACGCGGTAAGGAGGTCGAGCGTCGTATCAACGAAGAAATTGGGCGTGCTGCGGAGGACATAGGTCTCGGTGACGACCACCCGTTCATCGACATTAGCGAACTGCCTCACAACCTGCCCGACGACGAGAACCATGCGTGGGCGTTCGAGTTTGAGAAACTGTTCCGTCGCTTCTTCCAGCACGGTAAGAAGAAGCGGTACGCGGGCGGTTGCGTGTGGAAGGAGGGCAAGTACATCAAGGACGACGCGGGTAACATCGTCCCGAAACCGTCTATTACTGGGTACGAGTCAGAACGTAGTGACTCACCGGAATTGACGGAGGAGGCACAACCCGAAGTCATCAAGATGATTCTCGACGATGCTGACTTTGAGGAGGTGAGTGAATACCTCAAAGGACTGTGTGACGATATCCGTAGCGAGGATATTGAACTGCGGAAAATCGCAAAACCGGGAACCATCAACGACCCGCTCAACTCGTACTCGTCGCCCACGTTGTCGGTTCGTGCGTCCATCTACTCGAACGAGCATCTCGGGTATGACTGGTCGCACGGCGACCAACCGTGGATATATTACATCAAGAAGACGCCGGCGATGAAACCCAACACCGACGTTCTCGCGCTTGAGTGGTGGGACGACATTCCGGGCGACTTCGACCTCGATGCTGAGAAGCATATCGAGAAGACGCTTGACCGCCCGCTTCGTCCCATGCTCAAGGAGGTTGGGTGGGACTTCGACGAACTGGCAGCAGGCGCTCAAACGGAGGGAGTTGAACTTGAAGATTCCAACAACAGTAACCCGTTCGCAGGTGGTAACGACGATGAAGACGACGACGGAGGAGGAGGTGTTCTGTCATGGTAGAAATCCAGGTTGCTGAACCTGGCGACGAACGCCTCGAGGAGATAGACGACTTCTTCGGTAGCGTGGAAATCGAGCAGGACCTGTACTGGTTCGTGCGACGGGAGAACGTCGAGCGTTGTGCCCGACGCGAGGACAGGCGTCTCCTGTATTTCCTGCGCGGAGACCGCGTGTCTGGCGCGTGCATGGTGTGGCGGGAGTCAGACATCCTGTCACCCGAAGAAGCGTGTCTCCGTAACATCGCTGTCGCTGCGCAGGACCGAGGTGAAGGTCTCGGTTCGGCGTTGCTCGATGAGGCGGTGGCATACGCTGAGGAGCATGGAAAGGAGGTTATGGTCGCTGACCTCCTATCGACTGCTGATTGTAATGACTGGTGGCAGGACAACGGGTTCAACGCAGTCGATTACTATTACACTGACCGCGGGAATCGTATGACCGTGTACGAACGCGAATTGGAACCTGACTACACTGTTGAGGACCCACTCGACTTCTGACCATGACACAAGATAATGAATCCTGGGTAGACAAGTATCGTCCTGAGTCGTTCAGCGAGATTCAGGGAAACAACGCAGCACTCGACCGGATTCGAGAATGGGCGGAGGATTGGGAACCCGGCGCCCAGGGGCAGTTACTGGTTGGTCCTCCGGGAACCGGGAAGACGACGACTGCATACGTCGTTTCTGACGTTCTCGACATGCCGCTCAACCAAATCAACGCTTCGTCTGCGCGGAAGACGAAAGATATCGAGGACATGGCGGCGAGCATCGCTGCTTCGCCTGTTGACGGGCAGCGGCAACTCGTCCTGCTCGACGAAGTGGACGGGTGGCATCATGCGTCCAACAAGCAACCGCTGTACGACGCACTGAGCAGTCCCGCGAACCCGATTATCCTCACTGCTAACGAGGAGTATGACGTGCCTGACGGCATCAAGAATCGGGTGAACACCGAGAAGTTCAAACTCGGGAAGCGGTCGCGTGCTGCGAAGATTCGAGAAATCGCAAAGAAGGAGGGCGTTGACTTGGACGAGCATGACAAGAAACGCCTCACTCAACGTCCTGACCTGCGTTCTGCCATCAACGACCTACAGATGATGGCGGAAAGCGACGTGCCCCTCGGATTCGACGAACGTGAGTGGGAAGAAGGAGCGTTCGACGCTATCCCGGAAATCGTCGGTGGCGACAAGTACGCGGGGTACGACCTGTCTCCGAATGACTTGGTCATCTGGCTCGACCAGGCGGTGGCGAAAGAATTCCGAGGTCTCGAGGCAGGTGTTGCTTACGACTGTCTGGCGCGTGCCGACAAGTGGTTGGGACGTGCGCAGTCGACTCGAAACTACAGGTATTGGAAGTATGCGGGTTCGCTTGCACGCATGACGGCAGAGGTGCGCCTGACTGAATCACACTCGTCGTACATCCCTGACCTCTTCCCGGAGTGGTTCAGGCACAGCCTCGACAAAGCAGACGGAGAGACGCCGACTGCTCGCGTGTATCGCAAACTCAAGGACTACGACGGCGACACGTTCAAGTTCGCCGGGTCCTACCTACAGTTCAAGAACGTCTATCTCGACCTGCTCTGTGACCTCGACGTTGAGGACCGTCAAGAAATCGCACTCCGGCATCGTCTTGAGGGAGACGAATTAGAGGTCCTCGACCTCGACAAATCCGCTTACGAGGATTGGGCGGGCGGTAAGGACTCCAGTGTGCAAGAGTACGAGTCGAAAGGACAGTCAGTCCTCGATTTCTAAGGATTCCTGCGGTACACGCCTTCTCTTTACCTTCACCCCGCTACTCACCATTATGGTCCCGGGGGCCGTTGTACTACATGGAAGAGGGAGCGCCCCTTCCCAGGAACGGACCCCTGCGCCCCGGCGTCAATATCCGTTCTGGTGTACGCCCGCGCCAACAAGGAGACAATAGAAATGAGTGACTCATACAAAGTCAACGGCCGCACGGTTGAGACCTACGACAAAGACGCCTTCTCTGATTATCGTTCCAAGTGGACGAGAGATGAGGAGGTGACCGAGGTCGATGAGGACAACCACGAGGTTCCGCAGTACTCAAAGCACTTCCCGTCCGTGGGCGAGTACCCGGACGAGGTGTACGAAGAGACGGGTTGTATCCCAGTCGAGGAAGCGCGAGAGCGTCTCTCGCTGGGCGACCGCGTGGTGTTCTGGAATGGTCCTCCGTGTAACGAGAACTCCTATCTCCAGGACAGCATCGTCCAGGAGCTTCCGCCTGTGGAATACCACAGAATCGAGAAGCCGTCCATCATGTCCGACGAGCATATCACTTGCCACAACGGGCAGAAGATGGGAGAAATGTTCGGGCCGATTCAGTCGCAGGTTCGTGTCGACTGTATCGTCCTCATCAATCCGTAGAGCGCGAAAAACGAAGCCCGACGGGTAGCGCGCCCGCGGGCTTTTTCTTTATGCTTCGCTAGGTAGATATGGCATACTTTTATGGTGGTGGGGGTTATGTGTAATGCTCGCTGCCGGGTGGCCCCACGTTTATATCCATCCTTTTGTCGGCCAGGGCCCCTACGATGTATCGGACCTACCCTCCATGCGCTCAGAACTGCGTCTGCTTCGTTAGACACAGTACGGGCTATTCCACTACCTCAACATACAACGCGCATGGGCGTAAGATGTCTCGCTACGGAGAAATGGCATAGATTTATTACCCATGCCTGTGTAGCACTGAGTGCGGAGGACGAAAAGAAATGAGCTCGAACGCAGACGCGAACGACGGTGGCAACGTGC